TTTATCTTGATTAATAAATTGAAAATTCTTATCTATCAGACTATCAATCCATTTTTTAATAAACTCTTCAAACTCTAAATCAGTAACAGTTTGTGCTCTGTGTGTCGTTGAACTAAATGGCTTTATTTCGACAGCCTGCAAATTAGATAAAGTGTTAAAGATAGTTATCATAAAATCAACATCACCGTTAACTACTTTTTCTGATGCAAGCGTTAAAACAGAGAATGGTCTTTGAAGCATCATCATATTTTTTAAAACAATATGTTCTTTTTCTCTTGCGTCAAAATCATAGGAGACCGATAAATCTATATCAGGTCTTAAAAACACTTCTCTTATCGCTGAAAGGTTTGTTATAATAGATATTGTAGGATTATATTCATCCTTTATCTTATCTATTAATTCATTTAAATATTCATCGGGTAATAATCCAATCTCACCGCCGTATAAGTCTATATGAGTAATTGTTTCATCAATCTCACTTAATCGTTTCATTATTGTTTCAATTTTTGCAGTTTTTCTATCGCGTAATTGTTCTTTACTTAAATAACAAAAATCACAATTAAAGTTGCAAAAATATGTTGGATTAATCGATACTGAGAACATCTATTTTATTTCCTTCATTAATATAAGGTGTAACTTTAGTTGGATCTAAACCATTAATCTCTAGAATACGAGGTGCTAATCCTTTCATTCTTTTACAATGTTCTTCTGTTGTCCCTTCGCGTTTCATATCACGCACTGTTTTTCTACATCCATTGCAGATTTGAAACATTGGGCAAGTATAACACGCATTCTTCATTGTTTGAATATTTGGATCATTTGTTAAAGGCGTAAAGAATTTACCTTGCATTTCTTTTTCGAAATCAATAGGGTAATCCATATCATCGCCAAACGCGCCACAACTATAGTAGTCACCGCCTGGGTTAAATGCTCTAATACCAGAATCACAGTTTCTATTTTGTGGGCATGTAGTAGCGCCGCCGCCTAAACGCTTCATCATTTGTGTGGTATTCCATTCCCACTCAGCTAAACCCATGTCGTATATTTTTACGTATATTTCATATATCTTACTGAGTTGTAAAGTTGTACCTTGTACGCCAGAAGCCATTGCATAATTTAACTTGCAATTCACCCCCATCTTTTTAGCCAACAAAACATTATCAATTGCCGTATCAATATTTTCTTCTACAATAACAGAAATAAAGTCTGGTCTATAACCGGCTAATTCTAACATTTTATCAGATACTTTCCAAAAGTCTTCTTCCGTAAACTCTGTAAAGTCACCCTTTAATCTACCACCGCCATATTGAAAAGATGTTGTTACACCCATGCGTTCATTTTTAAATAAGTCTAACCACTTTTCAGGTTTAACATAAAATGGCCAAAGGTTACTCGTAAAACTAATAGATGCAGGGTAATTGTGTTCATCTAAATGTTTAATAAGTTCCCAATAATACTCAGGATCAACCATTAATGGATCACCACCATTAACAATAATTGTATTTGTATCTGGGAATCTTTTTAGGAAATCGTAAATATAATTTAAATCTAATAATCCTGCTTTATCTGGATCAATAGAAGTAGATGAACAAAATGTACATTTAAAGTTACATGCTTCAGTTGGTTTAATAATTAAATCCATTAATGCACCTGTTTAACCGGAATCATATTGCTTGGTTCTATTTCATATTCTGCAGATTTAATCCAACCTTTTTCTGCAGCTAAAGTCATCATAAGTTTCTTTGGTGCTGGACAAACATCATCCATCCATTGTAGTTGGTGGCAGTCCGAATGGCAATACGAAAATACTGGGCACTTATAACATCTTGGATCACGATCGTGTAATTCACAAGAAATTATTTCCATTCTTTTTGGAGATAATCTAACTTCTTGTGCAGGAGTATCAATATGACCATACCAATCAGTAGGAGCAGCATTAGGACATCCAGCGACGGTTCCATCAGCATTAATAGTATGTAGCTTTTGCTCGCAATCTCTACAGAAGGTGCCAGAGAAAAACTCGCTATGATCGAACTTATCATATACTGTATTTAAGAATCCATTCACAACTGGATGGTCCTTAGTGGTCTCATGCATGAGCATCCACCATTCATTTAAGTCTCGATTATGTGGGAAAATATCTAAATTTAATTCGGCATTACCATTATGTGTTAAACGCTCATATGATATTTCGGCAACACCCAACGAATGCATATAATCTGCAATTTCAAGAGGATGCATTTTAACGACATCAATTGATACTGAAATAAAGCATTTAATTTGAAAGCCGAGTGACGTTAATTGCTTAACGTTATTTTCCCAAAGTTCTCTTTGCTTTTCATTCGCAAACCGAATATTAGGATCCCACGACGTACCAATAAATCCACCTGTAATACAATTGCTAAAGAAATCAATATGTTCTTGTTTAAGCTTGTAAACAAGGTTTGTAGTAATACCGTGAGTACAACGATCTCCCCATTGACCTTTTGTAATATCATAGAACTTCCAAATATCTTTCATAGGAGCAAGCATAGGTTCGCCGCCATGGTATTCGAAATGGATATGGTTATCAAAAGTGTCTAGTTCATTACACCAATGTGCAGTTTTTTCTGCATCAAAGTAGATTTTACGCCCGTTGGTTCCAGACGTAAAACAGTGGGAACAATTTAGGTTACATGTCTCGGTTGTTTTAACGTAAACTAGTAAGTGTTTCTGTGTCGCCAATGCCATATGATATCATCAATGCCTTTTCATAATTTAGAGCTTTGTGAGGAGTATTTTTAGGTATTAAAACTCTTTCGCCTTTTTCTAAGCAAATTTCTTTGCCTTCTATCTCAAGCCATTTTTTCCCATCCAAACATTCTATAAAAACATCAACAGGATCCGTATGAACACCAAAAGAATACCCTTTTTCTTTATTATAGAATATATGAGCGGTTCCTTGATTAAAATCAAATAAGCTTTCCGCCTGTTCAATTTTAACAGTGTCTTTCGATAACAGTATTTTAGCTATTGTTGCTTGATATAAAAATAAATCAACTTTATCCAAGTAATGTTGCTTTCCTTCTTTATCTATATATGACACATCACAGGTTTCAAAACATTTTTCAGATAAGACGAAATTTGTAAATTCAATAAAGTCCAAACTATTCTCCATAATATTATTCTATAATACCATAAAAGCATCTTCTCGTAAAGGCATAAATAAACAAAACACGAAAGGAATTATATTATGGAACATAGAAATTTATGGCCTACTACAATTGGTTTTGATACTTTTGAAAATACCGATATAGTTACTTATATTCTAACTAATTATGATATTAATGATCCACCATCGGAATTTCGTGGAGATAATCTATTTGATGATGATAGTAAAATAGTAACAAATTTTAAGAATCAGGTATACGATAAATTTAATAAATACTTAAAAGATACTATAGGTAAAGAAATAAGTGACTATAAAAGTTACTTGATGAAGGGTTGGATTACTGGTCATGATTATGATTATCAAATGACTATTCACAATCATTCAGGTGCTCACTTATCTGGAGTATTTTACGTATTAGCAGAAGATCAAAGATCTGGTGGAGATATTGTATTTTCAGATCCAAGAACAAACGCTAATAGAGGTTATGATGATTGGTTTGATCCTTTATTCGATAAATTAACGCATAAGCCTAAAACCGGCGATTGTGTAATTTTTCCAAGCTTTACTTACCATCACGTTAATCCTTATTATTCTAACTTAAGAATAGCGATACCGGTAGACTTGTATCTTTACAGAGGTTAGAATATATAAATAGAAGTATGTTAGGTATCGATCGAAAATAAATAACCTTACAATTAAAGTTAACTTATGGAGAAAAAATAATGGCTCTTACACTTTCATATTCCGTGACAGGTCTTAAAGTAAAAGACGAAGTAAATAAAGATGGCGTAACATTGCCGAACGCGGTTTGTCAAACTTACTGGAAAGTAACTGGTACAGACGAAAGCGGTAATACTGCTGAGTGGTCTGGTGCTACACCTTTTACCGCTGCAAATGTTCCAGAAGCTTCGTTCACTTCTTTCGAATCATTAACTGAAGCCGACGTTATTGGTTGGATTAAAGCCGTTGTAGATGGTGATCCATCTTACAAAGCTCATATCGAAGAACAGCTACAGAAAGAAATTGATCAAAATGCACAAACTGAAGCTACTATGCCTTGGGCAACTGATGACGTTACTCCAGATCCAGAAGCTGTCGCAGCAGAAGGTTCTAGCCCAGCCGTTTAATTAAAGGAACTCTACCATGAATTATACTTGGTATATCGCTAAACTTGGATTAAAAGACGAGCTTAATCACGAGGGTACACTTCTTGAAAATAGCGTAGTTGAAATCCAGTGGAAGCGAGTAGCGCGAGATACAGATGGGACGGAGGCCAGTTATGTCGGGCGTACTAAACTTAGCGCCCGCGATGTAGATGAAGCTGATTTTACACAAATTGCAAGTGTTACTAAAGAACAAGCAATCCAATGGGTTGAAAATAACATGAGCAGTTATGAGCTAAATCTAATTAATGAAACACTTGAACGAAAAGTAGAAAGAAACAGACAGCGACAAGTTAGTCCTTCCTGGATTTAATATATAGTATATCTGATCTTTTTTATATAATGGAGGTGACATGCACGATTTGCATATGGGTGGTTTGGCGACTTACGTCTTAAAAAGAGGCGGGTCGCTCACCCCTTTACTATTACCTAAAGCTGTACTTGGTAATGAAACTGGTATAATGAATCCATCGATCTTTCAACACAAAGGAAAGATTCTTCTAAACATCCGCCATATAAACTACATCCTTTATCACAGTGAAGGAAAGAAGTTCCCGCATCAGTGGGGACCTCTTGTTTATATTCATCCAGAAAATGAAATAGCTCTAAAAACACACAACGTAATGTGTGAGCTTGATAACGACTTGACTGTTAAAACAGCTCAACGAGTTAATATGACTCTTGACACTAAACCAACATGGAGTTTTATTGGATTAGAGGATTGTCGTCTATTTGAGTGGGATGATAAACTATATCTTTGTGGTGTACGCCGAGATTGCTATGATGATAAAGGCAAAGGAAGAATGGAACTTTGCAATATTGACTTTATCGATGGCGAATGGAAAGAAGTCTCAAGACATCCAATTCCTGCTCCTGGAGATGATAGTTCTTATTGCGAAAAGAACTGGATGCCTATTCTTGATATGCCTTACCACTTTGTTAAATGGACTAATCCTACACAGGTAGTTAAATTTAATATTGAGGAAGGAACCACAGAAGTAGTTTTTGAGGATGATTCTGACCGACTACCATATTCTAAAGACTTCCGTGGTGGCTCGCAAGTAATTCCTATTAACGATAATCAACGTATGGCTATCGTTCACGAAACAACTCTTTTAAGAGATCCATTTAATCGTAAGGATGGAGAATATTCTCATAGATTTGTTATTTGGGACAAAGACTGGAATATAATCCACGTATCACGCAACTTCCATTTTATGGGTACTTATTATGATCACGTAACAGATACTGATTACAATATTGAGTTTGCGACAGGTATGACTATTGCAGATAATGGTGACGTATTAGTAAGTTTTGGATGGCAAGATAACGCATCGTTCTTGCTTAAAATTCCACAAAAAGTATTCCTAGAATTTTTATCAGACAACGGGTAGTATATAATGAAATTTCAAAAAATGAATTTACTTAATGATCTATTATTAGATTACAGCAATCCTGATAAGAATTACGCAATTGCTCGAGAGTATGATAGATTAGAACAAGGTTCCGCAGCTTTTGGTTTTTATTTACGAGCAGCTGATATGTCTCCCGGTAAAACTTGGGGTGAGAGATGGCTCCAATATAAATGTATGATTCTTAGTTCTTTTATTTACGAAAGAAATGGCGATCGTAACCAAAGTGTTGAAGGTCTTTTAAAAATTGCCATTGATACTATGCCGGAAAGACCTGAAGCTTATTACTTCTTATCTAAAGTTAAACAAGAAAGAGAAGATTGGCGTGAAAGTATGATGTATGCATCTATTGCTATTTCATGTGTTGAATCTGATTCTTTGGAAGAAGCACCTGATAATGATGTTGGTTATCCTGGTGATATTGCTTTAAAAATTCTTTATGCTCGTGCCAAATGGAAAACAGATGGTCGAGATGAATCTAAGAATCTTGCATTTGATATTAAATATAAAGAAGAACTTACACCTGAGCTAGATGAGGAAGTTACTAACTTGCTTAATTGGCATGGATATCCTAGTACTTTAGAATATACTTGGGATTTAGAAGACCGTTATAAGCATCATTTTGATGGTCTTGAAATTATTGAGAAAAACTATTCTCGTCATTTCCAAGATATGTTTGTTCTTTCTATTATGGATGGTAAACGCGATGGCACATTTGTAGAGATTGGATCTGGTCATCCAGTACTATTTAATAATACGCTACTACTTGAGGAAGATTTTGGTTGGAAAGGTCTTTCAATCGACAACTCTGAGCGCATGTGTCATATCTTTTCTAAAACTCGTAAATCAAACGTTCTTTTGGCTGATGCGGCTAATGTTGATTATAAAGCTTTGTTTAAACAACATTGCATGGAACAACGAATTGATTTCCTACGTATTAACGCAGAACAAGCATCTATTGAAGCACTTAAAAATATTCCATTTGATAAACACGAGTTTGGTGTAATTCAATTCCAGCATAATGCTTGTTGGTGGGGTGGAGAATTTAGAGAGCAGTCTCGAGAGATACTTTCCAAGATCGGATATATATTAATGGTTAGTGATGTTGCTGTAGATCCAAATTCCAATTACGAAGATTGGTGGGTACATCCAGGATATGCCAATATCGAAGGAATGAGATCTGCTAATAAAACTAACTTCGCTTGGGATTACATGATGGAGAAATTATAATGAAAGCAGTCGTTGTAACAGGTGGTTTTGATCCAATTCATTCGGGTCATATTGCATATTTTAAAGCCGCTAAAGAACTTGGTACTATTTTATTTGTAGGTGTAAATAGTGATGAATGGTTGACTCGCAAAAAGGGTCGTCCATTCATGCCAGCAGAAGAACGTATGGCTATTATTCAAGAAATTAGTTGTGTAGGTCATGTGTTTGAATTTGACGATTCAGATGATACTGCTATTAAAGCAATTGAATATGTAAAAAATTATTTACCAAAAGGCACACCAATTGTT